CATCTCAAGGCTTCTTAAAACTTCACTAGCGGTTCTTCTTATTATGATTGTGACTCCATAGGGTCGGTTTTTGGATAGACATAACCCCCTCTTTATAAAGAGATACTTTATTAATCCTCTCAGATAGACATCCCACCCAAAGGATTAGAGAAAATGAGAAGAAACGCGGGGATCATTAAAGTCCCACCGAACTTGACCCGAGAGATATATGAGTTTGTCGTCTCCGTAATTGCTACAGATATTGTAGCGTCACTCCAAAAACCCAAGGAGAGTGACGAGGGTGTGGATAAATGGCTAAGAAAAGCAATCGAGGTTTCTCAGACTTTTCTTAAGAGCCTCGACACAAAGGGAACAAGGGAATTGTACAACGAGTACGAGCCCTTAGAACGCCTCCTAACGCAGGTTGCTCCCATAACTCTGCCACAAGCCAAACAATCCTTGTTTAGCGGAGTCGCTAATCCAGCTCGGAGAGCGGAGATTAAAGCTCAATTTGTGCCGCTTTTTGAAAGAGTGATTAAGTTCTGTACGGAAGAATTAGTTGGGGTAGAAGACCCCAAAACAGCAAGATTCAAAACATTAATCACCCAAAAAGTATCACTAAGGGGTGGTTCCTCTAGTGGGGTAGTGGCAAGCAAAACATTTGAATTTAAGGATGAAGATTGGTACCCCGACCTCATCGGAAGGGTTCCAAGTGGTGTCCCCCCCTATACCTTTGATGTGAATGTGGAAAAGACTGAGGGGGAGTCCGGGGGGTCTTGGGGGGGCTATCGTCGGGTGCTGACCGTAATTTACCGAAATTACATGAGCCCCCAAGATTTGGAGAGAGAAGTATGGAAGATACTAGTTCATGAAATGGGTCATGTCGCTCAGTCTATGATTACACGGAGCAGGATGATGATAACGGAAGAGGATGTTTCGGATAGAGATTTACTCTCAAGAAAGATTAGAACCCCACAATACTCTCAAAGAGGAGAGGATAATGATGATTACTTCTTGGACGACAGGGAGTTTCACACTTTACTAAGAGATGCAATCGCTTATTTAGTGGGGGAATTCGATAGGCGGGGGATAACTGCTGATAAGAGGAATCTTATTTTTAAGCAATTTGTGGGTCTCCCCATCAGCAAAGAAGATATGCGTGAAGTTTCTTCAGAGATAAGAAGAATTAACTCTGATTATCTCTACAGATTCTTCCAATCTCTGAAAGAGAATGCACCCGACAAATGGAAGAAGGCAGTTGCAGAGGCATATAAGATTATATTTAACTCTACCCCTAGATTGGCATCAGCATCTCAAGCCTTAAGAAGCCTTGAGATGAGAATCTCCCGACTTGAATCTTCACGATAATATTTGACGACCCCTACACCAAGGGGAGTCATCAGTCGTCCAATTCAGCCTAGCCTTACCCCGCTTCTTCTTAAGGGCTAGCTCCGCTTTAAGGGCTTCAGACCTGTTTGCATAAGGCCCATAAGTACACCTCAAGACCCAAGGTCGATATTGAGATGTGTACTTCCCACCTCCCACAATCTCCCCATTGTGTTGGCGGAGCCTTCTATTAACATCCGTGGTTGACCCCACATAATAAAACCCCTCAGCGGGCTTACCGCTCGCGGTCTTTCGGGGCATCTGACTCTGTATGACATACACAATCCACATATCCGCACGATAGCGGATAGGATAGTTTAAGTCAAGACCTAATCAATTCCAACCCGTGTTCCTGCGGCGACCTTTTCTTAGACCTAACGCATAGGCTTTAGCTGTCCACACTATTACATCAACCTCGTCATCCTCATAGGGGGAGAACTGAGATAGATTGTGCTTTGTGCCATAATAGGATTTGTACTCAATCGCTCCGACAGAGAGGAGCTTGTCCTGAACGCTCTCAGGGAGGGTTTCAGGGTCGATATTATCGTCATACGCACTTAAATCCATAGCCGCTCTTCTTGTCGATGCAGTACGACCTTCGAGACGGGCTATACGGGCTTCGAGGCTCTGTAAAACTTCCGATGCTGTTCTTCTGATCATGATTTTCACTCCAAAGGATTAATAGATAGGATTTATCCATTAATCCTTTGGAGCTGATAAAAGGATTACAAAATAGGTTTTACTTAGCCCTCAGGTATACGCTATCACCGATCAAAGAGAGCGTATAACTGCCTGGGAACTTAAAAGCCTTACCCTTCAAGTCCACAATGTTCACGCCATTAACATCTAGACACACAAGTGAGAAATCTTCCCATTGTTCTGAGGCAGGGGATTCATCCTCAGACTTCGGACGGAGGAAAACCTCTACGAGTTCATCTACAGATACATTATCTTTCATTCCAACTTATCCATTTAGCCAAAAGTTAAACACAACCACAGGCTAAGTGGATAAAATGGGATTGTCAAGTGTGGGCTATTTATTCGACATCAAAGTTGTAATATGATGACACATCAGCGTTGATCACTAGTCATCGTACTCTTGCTGTGCCAAGACCAACATACCCTTGCTCACCGCATAAAATGGATCACCTGCATGACGGACTTCAGAGATTTGAATGGGGAACCTCTTACGCTTCGACTCAAAGACTTGTTTAAAGAAGTCCATAAAGCCGCCCGCTAAGGAAGTCCCGCCCCCAACCACGATTGGGATGGGCTTGTTCAAGACAAGGTGTCCTCCCTTCATCATGAACTGCTGTGTAATGTTATCCAATGCGTGTTCAATCAGGGCTTTGTAGTAAAAGCTGATCGCTTCTTCTTCTCGGCTTTTGGGGTTATTTAAGTCGATACCCTTTTCTTTGATGGCACACATCTTAGATGCAGTACCACCTACGGACTTGGCTGCTCCCTGATCTATCCAATCCCCTCCTCTCGCAACTGAAAAGCTAAGTCCTTCAATAGTGGAAATGGATAGTGCGATATTTGTCATCCCGCTACCAAAAGAGATGCCAATACCTGAGAAACCTTCCTTAGCGGTTTCAGCAAAAATGATAGCCATCGCCTCATTCGCAGCATGAGGTGTGAAACCACACTCTTGAACTATCCGTGTAAACACACCCTTGTGATAGACCACATCCATATTCACATCTACAGGGGCGGCAGGGATAGAAAAATAGCAATGTTCCCCCTCATGTGTCGGCTCACCCAACACATCCTTAATCATGTGACCAAGAACCGTCAAAGAGTCCACTTCCTCTGCGGAAATAAGACCTGCCTTCAGGGGTCTTCTACCTTCCCTGCCGAACATATTAGCCACTTCCATCGCCTCATCACCTAAGACCAAAAGATGATCTCCAGACTCAATGTAAGAGACTGATCCCAACTTCAACATCTTCTTTGCCGTGGTCGGGAGGTCTATGAACAAATCTCTCATCTGTCTGAGTGTGATGTTGTTCTTTTCCGCTTTACGAGCGGAAACCAAGTTCATTGTTCCTATGTCTAATCCGATTCCTTTACGCATGAGCATTATCCTTTATGCTGGGGGGGTTAGGGTTTATTGGCTCTTCTTAGGGCTTTCAATGCGGACAAGGCATCCGCAAGCTCACTATCCAAAGACTCCGATTGTGATGCCAAAGGAGTCTCCGATACTTTGTCCGTATTGGATAGTATCCTAGATGGGATAAATACCAAGGGTTCATCTAATCCACTATCCATTTTTGTTGTGGATTGGGTGGCAGGATTGGAGGATATGGGATTGGAGGATATGGGATTGGAGGATATGGGGTTGGAGGATATGGGATTGGTCAAGATGCCGCTGAGACGATTAATGAGTAAAGATGCCAACGCCTCCATATCTAGCTCTTGGTGATGATGATGATGAACCTCTTGAGTAGGCTGTGAGCTACGGGGAACAGATTTGGGGATACCTGTCCGTGCTACCAATCCTTCGCTCTTAATGGATAACTTGAGTAATCCTTGTTTCACGAGAGCCTGTAGTTCAGTATTGGTGTCGTATGAGTTCTTACTGCACTCGTAAACCTGCCCTACCCCTAAGCCCAAGTTGAGCGTGTTTATCCGTATTGCACTAGTGGATGTGAGACGATAGGTCATTGTAGAAACTCCTCTTTGAGTTCAAATAGGATTCTGCTTGTGGAGCTTCGTATTCCCCGTTCTACGCCTCGATCTATGAAGTTGTATTTGTGTATGGCAGGATGTATCCAAGAATCCCGCACCAATAAAGGTGCTGTACGAAATACAATCTCACCATATTTGTCTTTCATTGGAATGATTTTGGGAGCCCCTTTTTGTTGAGTGAGCCAATCCATCTTGTAGGGTTCTTTAGCCTTTAGATACTTGGCTACCCACTTCCAATCCGATGTTATCCGTATTGAATCATCTCCGACTATTTCATAACCAAAACTATCCAAGAAGTCAGAGGTAGAAGGCATACCTGTACCTAAGCCTGCGGCTCTCATGGCTTCATATCGGACACCCTTGACCATTTCTTCACCGATGATCTCTAGCATCCTGCGTGTTATTTTAGCCTGTCTCATCAGGGGAGACTGAAAAGAAGTCTTTTGAACCTTGTACTTGAGAAGGTTCCATTTCTTCTTGGGATTTCGTTCATTCATGAGTCATCCACCTAAGACTAGGAGTTCTTGCCGCCTCGTCCATGATGATTTTCCCATGTTGCCGTCCGACCCCTTTGTTCTAAAGCTGTCGGAATATCAGGTCTATCCGAATCCATCGGATACCCCGTGTCAGGCGTGATTGGGAAGTTAGAGTCCCCCCTTGCCGTATAGGTGTCTCTATAAGGCAAGTATCCAAAGTTAGTCTTTGGCCAAGAAACGGGAACTCCATCAATCGGCACTTTATATCTGATGTCCCCACTATCCAAATACGCTATTTGAAAGTGTTGTTGAAGTACATTCCCTCTGTTTGAGGGATATCTCACGCCACCTATTGAATACCTGTCGTTGTTCATTTTTACAATGAAGTCACGCTGAGAAACAATCGGGCTAGGTCCAATCCATACCTCATATGAGTGTTCTTTACGCCTACCTCTCACATCTTGGCTTACCCTCTTATCCCCCTCATCAGGTCCAATGATTATGTCATATGGACCATCATATCCTCCTCTCACTCCCGTTCCAAAACAAATCATGCACAAAGAATCAGGTTGTTTGGCATAAATAAGGGTTTCTCTATTAAACGCTCCACAAATACAAGGTATCCCAACTACCCTCCTCGTAAATAACTTAACCCGCTCCCCTCCCTGATCAAGTATCCAATTATTTCTTCTCATGCCCTCTCGCCACATATAGTCCACCCGTTCTATCTCTCTATCCGAAAACGGCTGGCAATAATCTAAGGGGGTCTCATGCAGCTCCCCCGTCTTAGGGTCTTCCGCCACAGTAGTTACCCTGTAGAAGTCCCTCTTATCCGTCCCCACTCTCAACCTAAAAGTGGGATCATAAGCCACATAAGTAACCTTCACCTCAGAGTCCTCCGTTATGGCAGGAGGATAGCTGATGCCCCTTTGTTCAAGGGGTTGAGCAAGTTTCACTCCCGTGTACAATAAGACTACTTCTTTGATTTGACCCATAGTTCTTGCCACAGGGACTATTTCACCATCTATCGTCACTATGACATCCCTACCTGAAAAAGAGGCTTCCGAAGTCTCCCCTATCCTCGCTATCGGATATTCAGTCCTGAAGCGATATGGGTCTTCTTCTTGGTCACCCTTACTTATCCATTTTTCAGCCGTAATGGGTTCCTCATAGACAAGCCATGAATCAACCCGATCACGATAGAAAGTCCCACCTACAGGTGTCATATTTACCCTTCGATAAGGTCCTCTATCCGAGTCCCCCGAACGATAAATATTTGCACCACGGATAATCCAACCCTCGTTCCCATGTAACAGAGCGGGATTGTCCCAACGCACATCCATCTCTCCCTTTAGAAAAGGAGAAGTCGCTGATGTATTCGTTGGTGGTATTGGATAAGCTGATCTAGCTTCGTACCACCCATGTGACATTCGACTTCTCCCTCTCTAGAGGGGAAGATATTACCCCTCAGGCGTATTGGTTGGGATAGCTAGGATTTTCCCATCCTCTTGAATCTGCCACGGCATATCATCAGATACACCACTACGCTTACGAGCCTCAGATAGAATCTGTTGTGCCTGTACCTCATTGCGTTCTAATAGAGCAACTACACGAGACTTACGGATTTCCAACTGTCCAAGTGTTCCCAATAGCTGATTCGCGGCTGTCCGTAGTTGGGCAATCGTCTGAAGCTCTTGTTCCGTCAGTTGTCCCATCTCTTGTGGGGCGGGTTTGGTCTGTTCGCTCATGGTTCATATCTCCTAAAATCGCTTGGCGTAAACAGCGAGTTCGAGTGTTCCACTCCTCTCGCTCTTTCTTAATACCATGCAATTGTCTATTTAGTCTCTGCCCCATTAATGGTTTATCCGTTTTTTGCTCTTTCGGTGTTTTCTGATCACCTTTGGGCTTCCCTATCGGGCTAGGTACAACACTCACCAACACAAATCCAAAAAACCCTATTGTGCAGTAAAATAATAACGACTTCATCTTAGCGACCACCTGTTCTTAAAATATGGTCGTAGACTTCTTTCATCATCTGATTGTTGCGTTGAAGGTCATCTTTTATCTGCTTTAGCTCTTGGCTCAATAACTGCACCGCCACCATCCCCTCTTGAACTTTCTTCAACTCATTCTTGTGTTCGGATACCTGTTCTTGCAAAGCCTTTATCTCTTGGTCTTGCAGAGCTAGGGTCGTTGACATATTCAACACATAAATGGCTATCGGCAAAACTACAGCCGATAGCCCCTTAAAGACCCACTCTAAGATAGTTTGGTGCTGATTGCTCATTGGATAACCCCGTGTGAATTCACACTATCCAATAAATAAAAAGTCTAACGATTCTCCGCCACCCCGCCACCCTTTAGAAGCCAGCCTTGGTGAGCGTCACATCTGCGGGAAGCGTGTACTGCCTCCACTTCCCCGTAGCCAACCCTAGGTTCTTCACAATCCGATTCTTTATGTTTACATGAACCCCACTCTCAACCTGCCGAGAGTCGCCAAGTGGGTCTGCCTCAAGGATTGTCTCAGACACTACCAACCCTCTCACATGGGTCTCCCCTGTCGCCTTGTGCCTTACGACTCCCGAAACCCCAATCGGGTGTGCCTCATACGCATTTAAATGCCCCACCGACTCGTTCTCACCACAAGCTGATTGTTGAAGTGCAATCAGAAGCCCTTTCTTCCTCGGCAGGGTGCCATGAAGGGCATCCCCCCAATCTGAATCCGTTAACTCCCCCATCTCACTCTCTATATCCCTCCGCAGGGCGGAGAGGTCTGCCCCCTTGACCCTCAATAGATCAAGTGCCGCCACCACCTTGTGATCCACACCCACCATCAAGGTGACCACCACCTTATGCTTACCACGAACCTGCCCCCCCTCGACCTTGAGATCGGGGGTCCCCTTCTTGGTGGTCGTGAACTTGACGATGGTGCTGTGGGCGTTGAATGTTAGATTATCCATCTTCTCTTTCCTTAGTTGGGGTTATCTCTCACACCTAACTAATATCGGATAATCCCACTTGGGATACTTAATCTAACCCCCCTATTTGAAATCCTTGAGACCAGCCCGCTCTGAGGTTCGCCCCCATGATCCTCTAGGTCAGCCATCTCTAGGACCGCCCCCAATAGGTTAGCCCCTGCTCAGGTCGAGCCCCTTGAGGTTAGCCCCCTAAGATCAGCCCCCCTTTAGGTTCGCGTAGGAGAGATTCGCCCCTTCAAATCTCGACCCGAGAGGTCTGCCCCTGTCAGGTTCCCCTACTAGGGCAGCCCTTCTCTCTAGGTGGGCTACTCTCACCATCAGTTCTCTGAGTGTAGGTGTCTTACACTTTTATCATGACGGCGAGCTGGTCCGCGTCGAGGGCGGGGAGTCTGGTTGAGTCGTTATAGGTAGCCCGCTTGAGGTTTGCCCCCTTGAGGATCGCCCCCTTCAGATTCGCTCCATCTAGGATAGCAGATGAGAGATCAGCCTTCACGAGAATGGTTTTCTCAAGGCGAGCACCTTCGAGGATCGCCCCATGTAGGTTAGCCCCCGTGAGGTTAGCCCCCGATAGGTCCGCCCTTTCGAGGTCAGCGATAGGTAGGCTAGCCCCCTTGAGGTTAGTATTCATGATCTTAGCCTTTCTGAGATCAGCACCGCCGAGGTTCGCCTTCTCAAAGTTAGCTTGAACGAGAATAGAATCAATGAGTTCTGCGTGCTTTAGGTTCGCACCCGAGCAATCAGCCCCATATAGATTTTTACCTGATAGGTTCATATCCGAGAGGTTAGCCCCCTTCAGGTCGATACCTGCGAGATATTTTTCACTTAGGTCGATGGGGGCGGAGAGTCCTGCCTTTTTCTCTAGGTGGGCTACTCTCACCATCAGTTCTCTGAGTATGTTTGTCATTTTTTTCTCCATCTTGGGTTATGTCTGAGACATCTTGGGTTATGTCTGAGACATCTGCGGGTGGGTATAAATAGACTATTACAATTTTCTCATACAGGCGAGTTGGTCTGGGGTGATGTAGGGGGGGAAGATGGTTAAATCGTCATAGGTAGCTCCTGTGAAGTTTGTCCCCTTGGTATCAGCCCCCGAGATGTTAGCCCCCCACAGTTCTGCCCCCAATAGGTTAGCCCCCCTAAGGTCAGCCCTCCATAGGCTAGCCCTCCATAGGCGAGTGACTCTGAGGTTAGCCATCTCTAGGTTCGCCCCTGTAAGGTCTACCTCCTTGAGGTTCGCCCCCGATAGGTCTGCCCCTTCTAGGTTAGCTTTATAGAGGATCGCCTTCTCTAGGTTAGCCTCCGTTAGATTCGCTCTCTCTAGGTTTGCCCCCTTGAGGATCGCCCCCTCTAGGTCAGTCTTTATGAGATTAGCCCCCGAGAGGTTCGCCCCTGTAAGGTCAGCCCCTGAGAGATTAGCATTCCAAAGTTCCGTTTCTTCGATGTTCGCCCCTATGAGGTTTGCCCCCCCTAGATTAGCCCTCTCTAGGTTCGACCCCTTTAAGTTAACACCCGATAGGTCAGCCTTGATAAGATTAGCCCCCCTAAGATCAGCCTCCGAGAGATTAGTCCAACTGAGATCAGCTCCTTCAAGGTTGATCCCCCTAAGGGTGACTCCAACCATTTTTGACCATGTGAGAACTGCCTCCCTAAGGTCAGCCCCCGATAGGTCTGCCCCCCTAAGATCAGCCCCTGTCAAGTTAGCCCCCTTGAGGTCAACCCCTGTCAGGTTCTCCCCCCTCAGATCGGCTCCAATAAGTTCAGCTGGCATCTTTTATCCTTAGATGGGGTTATCTCGCACGCCATTAATAATGGATAGTTTGGGTTGGATATTATCCGTTTTACATTCGCCACCTGAGCGGGTGCAGGATTCCTCAAAGTATAAGAAAGCGGTTTATTCCCTTAATGGATAACCTTCTGTCACTCAGCATCTCCCTTTGTGTTTTAGAGTATCCCAACCCTGTTCTAGCCTTATTAGTAGAGTAGCCGAGTGGAAAAACCAACCCTTCCCCCCCACTCGATGGAGTGTCCGATGCTGATCCAAGCCCTCACCCACAACGCCACCTACATCATCGACCCCTCGGTGGCTTACCGCGATGTCCTTAACGCCAACTTCGCCAAGCTCACGACCTGGCTTGAGAACAACAACCTCGATCAGGCGACCAGCCTGATCCAAGCTGAGATCAAGGGAGCCACAAAGGCTGATGTTTGGGCTTCCGTCTATGGTCAGGGGGGAGAGGTGTGTGTGGGTCTCCACACTAGCCTCAGCGACAGCCTCAGCCCTAATGGCAACCCCCGCAAGAAGAAGCTCGTTCTTCACGAGACGGAGGTACTTGGTGTTCTCCACGATGAGAATGGAAACACCTATGTCCGAGGACTCGTCAAGTCCAAGTACATGACTCCCACCGAGAAGGATTGGTCGGACACCACCACGCAGATTAAGAACCTCATCAAGACTCGTCTTGGGTTTGACGAGTGGGTTAACATCCGTGTGGGGACTTACTCGATGGTGAAGTAGGTACGGGTGAAGTGAGTTAGGTACGCTCGAATTGGATAACCTCGTCAACAAGACCTAGCTCAAGGCATTGCTGAGGGGTGATCCAAAGGTCACGCTTAAGAAGCTCTTTTAGGTTTTTCTTCTTAAGGTTGGTGTGCTTAAGGTAGATGCCATTAATCATCTCCATAAGCGAGTCCATAGACTCCTTTTCGTCTTTTAGATTCTCATAAGTCCCCCACACTCCCGTGCTGATCTGATGTATGAGCATGAAGCTGTGCTCGGTTATATGTCTCTTGGCACCGACACAAGAAAGGATAGTAGCGGCACTAGCGGCACTTCCTTCCACATAGGTGAAGACGGGGATTTGTGAGTTAAGGATATGACCTGCTCCAGCTAATCCGCTGAAGACACATCCACCGCCTGAGTTTAGATGTAAGTGGATGGGGGAGATTTGTTCAAGTTCAAGGTTGGTGGCGAGGTTTATGAGTTGTTGTTCGATAGTCTTTATGGCGATGCCTAGCTCCATAATGGATTTGGGCGTGACCTCCTGATAAAAGTAAATGTGGTTCTCGACCACCGTGAGATCACCAAAGTATTCTTTGTTCTCATTCAGGTAAGGGGTCGAGCTAGAATCCTCAATCTGATTTGCGTAAACCCTGCGTGATGTAGGGAGGCTACGAAGAGTTCTCATGATGCACGACCTTTCTTAGGTAGTCTGACATAAGGGGGATAAGATATAAGGGGGATAAGATATAAACGCCCTATTATCTATTCCTCCTTCACTATCCTATATCCCTCAGACCAAGCGTGTATAAGGGCTTTGGATAACGCTTCTGTTTGGGGTGTGAAACAATCAGGCAGGTCTCTTGCACCAATCAGGCACTTAGAGGGGTTGTGCGTTAGACACGATTTTTTATCGGCACAATCTTTCGGTATCGACAACAACTTAAGACAACCGATTGGTTCTCTCACGCCTGAGTTCATCAAAGGTGTGCAGTCCCCTCTGTGTGCTCTATCCAATATTTCTAGGTTCACAGGTGGCAGTAGTTTTGCCCATAGGGGATCACGGGAAAGAGGCTCATAAATGCCCCAAGTCGTATCTGTAGGAAGTATCCGTGCAAACTTGGGGTTCTGCCAACGGATATCCGTAAAGGTTATGAAGACCATTCCGTCTTTACGATACATCATATGTATTTTGCTCTATTGGCTCTGTAGTCATCTAAGACTATCTCCATCACCTTTTCTTTCATGACGGAATCCCCTGCAAGCACTTCGACTAGTGCTTCAGATGGACTACCTATGAGCAAGACAACCGCAAGGTCTTCTTCTTTACCACTTGGTTTATCATTTGGAGTCACCACTATCTTCAGGTGGGGAAAGATTTGCCTTATCCCTATATATCCTCCAAGCACAAACCAAAATCTAATGATCTGTTCATCGGAAGCATCTGAACCTAACAGCGAGGTCAACAACTCTCTCAACATATCCAAAACGACATCGGGCTGAGTATCCATTATTAGCTCCCTTATGTACTGAGAGCCGTAGCCCCCTGTATTGAATAGTACAGCTTCATCCATTGACTCTCTGTCGAGTTATCCAATATGTCTAGCATAGAATAAGCCTCCCAAAAACGCAGGCTTTGTTCCAAGGATAAAGACCTAGCTTTAATCGCTTCAGATAACTTAGAATTTATCCGTTTCTTTAGGTGATCCAAATCAGATGTTTCTCGTGTCTTACTCTCTGCTTCTTCGTAAGGGTCTGTCTCTTTCCATGCCCAAAGGGGAAGGTTGTACTTCAACTCCAATGCCCTACACGCATTAGAGAAGTCTAGTCCCTCTTTCTCCATCACCGTAGATACGGCATCTCTTATCTTGCCACAGGCAAAACAATACCATGTGTTCGTAGACGGATAAACTCTCGCACTTGGTGCGTTATCCGATCCGTCTCCATGCAGGTCACACCGAAACTGATACTCCCTATCCTGCGATGATCCTACATCATAACCATAATAGGCTAATACACTTAATAGAGGTATCTTCTCTTTTATCCGATCCGATCTCTTACTCATCTTCGTCCACCTCCGCCCTATCTTATAGAACCCTTACTTGGATGTGCGTAGATGGTTCCCCATCAGCCCCCATTCTTTCATTGTAACCCTCCGCGACTCGCACCCATGAACCTCAGGTAAAAAATCCTTGTCTCTGTAGGAAACATACACTTCTAAAGAACCCACAAACACCAAACCCCTGTCGTCACTACACAGAAGTAGGTCAACCTCAACCTGAGAAGTAAAATTCGCCACAAACACCAATAACAAAATGGATATAAAAGCAAATAGGACTGCGGCTACTCTTTCTCTCATTAAAAATCACCTTCGAGATAACGAGCTTCCGCAGGGAAATCATGAGGAAGGATAAACTCGTCTGACTTGCCGTTGTTGTATCCTATTCGCGTTTGTACCGCACCTCGGGCAGGCTCATATCCTTGTGTCTCAATCAGCGTATTTGAGTACGATGCCTGAACCCCATTCACAGCTAGTGTGATGTGCGGGTGTTTGTTCTTAACAAGTCCCCTAAGCTGAGAAGGTGGCTCTACAACTACTGCCACACAAGTATCGTCATACGCCACACCTACAATCTTAAGTGCAAACTCTTTACCCATAACTGACCCATACGGAACTAGACTCTCTGCATTCCCCTTGCCGCCTAAGAACTCGAAGGTCATATGATGAGCGATCTTTTTCCATTCTGATATATCAGGCAAAGGTCGAGTCTTTCCACCTGCCTCTCTTGCCCTAAGGTTTTCATACCACCCCAAAATATCCTTCGGATTGTCCACCACAGCCTCTACGAAAAGAACCTTGGTCGGCTTTAAGTTCGCTTTCATGTAAAGGGAAGCAACCCTTCTTATCATTGCTGTTCTGTTCATCGCTAACTCCATCAGTAGTATCTTGACCCCCTTCGATAAACAAACAACAACTTCACTTGTTGAATGGATGCCTGCCCCAATCAACCTTTTTCGCACCTTTAGGTCTAGCACAGGGAATTGGATAGTCGGACAACCTGTAGTGTTTGTTTCCATCTTGTTCATAATAAACATTGTTTAGATGCAGTAAACGCCACCCCAACATCTCCTTTATATTCACCACAAGCCAAAATGGATAAACCGACTCTAGGGTTGTTCGATTTTTAAACTCAAAGTCTCTTATGGATAAGTATGTCTCGCCATTTATTTTGATAGACCCATTATTGAATACCTCTAGGGTCTGATCCCCCAAAGTGTAACACACTACTTTTTGAACCATCACACACCTCAGGACTATCCAATATGAAGGTCTTATTAATCAGCACAACTTCGCATGATGATAAATCAACAAGTAAATTTATCCTCGATACTATCGAGAAAGTACTGAGTATCGAGAAGGGAAAACACTACATCGACCACATAAATGCCGCTCACCTGCATATTGTAAATAACCTGAGTTGTTATGCCAGCGGGGGAAGACAATGTGCGTCCAAAGAAGCAGGTAAATATCGCTGTTGGGCTCATAAACTCTCTCACGAGAAACCCGAAGAGTATCACGGAAAAGATGAAATGAGCATCATTTATGACGCTCTCGCTTGGTGCGATATGGTTATCTTCGCCACAAGTGTCCGATGGGGATCACACTCCGCTATCCTTCAGAAAATCATCGAAAGAATGAACACCCTCGAAAACAGAGCCTCTGTATATGGTGAAACAAATCCACTATCCAATAAAACCTGTGGCGTGGTTGTAACAGGGCATAACGCCAAAGCACAAGATGTCGCCTCACACCTACTTGAGATATTCTCTTGGATCGGACTCAAGACCCACACCCTCAATAGATTCGTTTGGCAGAAATCGGACAGTCTTTGGAGCGAAGTCGGTGAAGAATCCGATCTGCCTGATATTGAAAAGTACATCAAAACCCAAGACGGAAAAGACCAAATAAATCGCTTCCTAGAAAGACTTATCCCAAAATAAATAACAATGCACGAAGTATAAACACAAAGAAGCTAATAACACTTCAGGCTCATAGACTATCTTATCCCCACCACTTAAATGGATATCCGTCAAGGTCACAGCTAACACCATTACCCACAGCGTGTGCATCACCCACAGCGACCACAAAAATACGGATAAAATCATGTTTCGCTCCTATCCTATAATATGAGGTGCTCACACTAACTCCCTACATAAAGAAATTATTTACTTTGCAAACCTTTGTACCTTATCCCGACCTTAATGCCATATCCTCCGTCCTCGATATTAAACGCCTCGGAAAACAACGAGTCGAAACATATCAAATCATCTCCACCCTTAAGGCACTTCAGCAACCAAGTAAGACTATTGGATGGGCTAAACACCCTGCTGTCCTCATGTGGAAAGGACACGAAGGATTCTTATCCATTTATGGTCTTGAAATGTGCCGTAAATGGATAAGTCTCGGCTACCAAGATACTATGATGGAGCGGTTTCTTGACATGAGCTTCCATGACTACACCCCACCATCTTGGTGGGGTTATGAACCCATACACCAAAGCCATCGTTCAAAACTTATCCAAAAGAACCCCCTGCACTATGCCCCCTTATTCCCTGAAGACCAAGCTGGTCTTGAGTACATTTGGGGACACCATGTCTGAAATAACATACCTAGATAACGGAATCCGTAAAGTCAAACCCGAATACTCAGCACATCCCGAAACATACAAATCAGCATCTGAAGTACTCTTCTTGGAGTGTGGATTCATCCCCCTAACCACAGAAGCCAACAAAACATGGTACGCACATAAATATGATCAAAACCTGTTTGCTTCCCTTGAGTGCTTCAACTATTGCATCCGCCTAACACTATTAATCAACACAACCAAAGAGGAGTTGTTCTTCCTTGTTCTAAAAGATCACAAAGACCTCAGGTCTATCCTAGACTATATCCTAGTAGCAATCCGTAAAGTCTACTTGGAGTCTAGGTAAGGAAGTGTACAATTTATTACAACAGGCATCGCATCTAATCTCTTACAAATTGGACTAATCTCAGAGTACAAAGCATTTAATCTCTCTTTCAAAAATCCAATCAGTTCCAATTCCCCTGCCGTAGGAACCTCAATCTCGCATAATCCCATAAATATCAACCCATATTTATCCATTATACGATTGTATGCCTCTAACTCCATCTCTAGCAGTTCTCTCTGTGTAAAAACCATTTGAATACCCCTCTCTATAGGATGCTTTGTCTCCCCATTTTACCCATGCAAGTATCCAATACTAACGCCATAAATGATGAAGCCCCACTTCCTAAAGAAAGTGAGGCTTCATCTAGCCCTAGTTAGCCCACCCATCTACGAGGTGGGCTAACTCACCCGTATTAGCGAGTGACGGTCAAGCGAGCAAGACCACGGGGGTTGTAGGCACCAATGCCGAGGTTCTCAAACACCGAGAAGCCGATGGTGCGAGCCTTCGGGTCGTCAGCGGAGAGAACGGTCAGCTCGGTGCGGACAGGGATGCGACCAAACATCTCAGGCTCACAGCAGACATACACCGTGCCGACAGGCACGAGACGGCTGGTGATGATCTGAGAACCCCAAAGAGTCGCCTGAAGACCCGTCTTGAGGAGGGCAGCCTGCGACTCAATGTCGAGGATGTCACGACCGAACTTTCTGATGTCGGCATAATCACGGGCGTTCATGAACACGCGGGCTACGCGAAGGTCATGACGCTCGATGAGAGCGAAGGCATCAGCAAGAACGGCTCCGTTGAGGGGAGCGATCACGGGGAGGTCAGCGTTAGTCTGACCGGGGAGGCTGTCGAAGCCCTGTGTCGCCACAGCGTCAAGGATAGCGAATACACGCTCATCCTCAGCAGCCTGAATCTGAGCACGAGCCAAATCCTGAGCACGCTCGATCAGATCGAAGCGACGCTCTTTGATCTGAGTCAAAGGAATCTCAGGGTTCGAGGCGATCTCGAAGAGGGGGAAAATCACGCGGCGAGGCTTGGTGATGGCGAGGATGTTCTGACCCTCCTCACCAACCACATAAGCCGTCACATCGGGGTCTTTGTCATAAATGGGCAAGGCACCATCAGGTAGCTGCTCCACGAGGAAGGTCTTACGACCGACCGAGGTGTAGTCTCTACGAAGACGGAGGGGCTGAGTCATAGAAGCGGCTAACTTAGCACGACCCTGAGGGGTCTTGATGTAGTCGCTAATGATCTTTTGCTTGACGGCATTGTCTACGGTATTGCTCATTTTATTGCTCCTGCCTTCTATTAGATACGCTGATCGTAGACCAACTCATCAGAGTTGGAATCGGGAGCGATGGTACAAATGCCGATGACCGTGCCGTCCGTGTGGTCGTGATCCGCATCCACCGAAGTGGTGAGGTATCCGTTAGCCGAAGCTACGAGTTCCTCGCCGGGGGCGTAGGCAGTAGCGAGTGCACCACCGCCATCAATATCACGGCTCTCGTAGAGCTTATTGCCATAGGCACCCTGAGCAGACACATAAGGTCCACGGTTAGAGGCTACTCCAGGCTGGTTCTCGAAAGCGTTACCAACAGCGTTGTTGATGTACACGCCAAGAACACGCTCGGTGTGAGCACGACCTGCGGCAGTAGGACCACCATGGAACGAGGAACCCTCGTCACCACGGGTAAAGGCGATAGAACCGCTGAGAACACCAAACACGGAGGTCAGAAGACCTGCGGCTTGTGTTGCATGGGTACCGCCACCGGCGGCAGGGGGGTTCGTCTGAGTGAAGCTATCTGCGGTAAGCTGCCCGATGGTGTTACGAACACCAACATGGAGGATACGCAGAGCCGAGCTAGACTCAGTAAAACCACCACTAGCTTGTCCAAGTAGAGCCATAGTTATTTTCCTATGTTCTCATACTCCCTGTTTTCAAGGAAGTAGTGTGTTGTGTTTAGAGGAGGGTTCACCATTGAACCAACCCCAAGTTTCGGTTATTACTAGGCGGGAGGGTATAAACAAACTATTACACCCAAGTGACTTCTTAGCTGAAGAACTTGCTCACATCAGGAGCGGTTTCCCACAACTTGGATAGTTCATCAGAAGCGGAAGCCTCACGGCTGATGTTGCCGAGAG